CCCGAACGCCTCGGCGCTGGCGATGCCGGAGGGGAAGATGAATACGCCCTGTAGGACCTCGTGCGTGCCGAACGCCTCGGCGCTGGCGATGCCGGAGGGGGACAGCGTCACGGCGCCGGCGGTGATCGTCGCGTTCCCGAACGCCTCGGCGCTGGCGATGCCGGAGGGGGCCAGCGTTACGGCGCCGGCGGTGATCGTCGCGTTCCCGAACGCCTCGGCGCTGGCGATGCCAGAGGGACTCAAGGTGATCGTAGCGCTCAGCGTAGCCGTCCCGAACGCCTCGGCGCTGGCTATCCCGGAGGGGCTGAGGATCGTCGCCTGCACCATCGAGGGCGTCCCGAACGCCTCGGCGCTGGCGATGCCGGAGGGGAAGACCGTCGGCGCCCTGATGGACATCAGGACGGCCAGGCGATCGACCGGCGACGCGGTGGTGATCTGGATCTTCGGGCCGAGGGCGTCCGGCGGATTGTTCGCTACCGCCACCCACTCGCTGAAGGTTGCGGCCCCGGCCGTCGTCATGGCTATGACCACGTCGGAGTCGCCCGCCATGATCGAGTTCGCCTTGACCGTACTGACCCCCGAGATCCCATCCTCGAAGAAGACAGAGACCAGACTGCCGTTCATCCCGCCGGGGAACGCCGCGCCCTCCGAGAGTGACCCCTGATTTCCGCTCTGGACGACTCCGATCTGGGAGACGCTCGAGACCTCCACCGGGATCGTCGTGCCGAGTATCTCGAACCCGAGGGGACGGAACTGAGGGTCCGTCACGGTCCTCACGCCCGTCGTGTCGGTGTTCAGGTCCACGACCTGTACGTGCACGTCGGTCCCGCCCAGGCGGACAGTGATGACCATGATCTCCAGCGCGGACGCCGCGTTCTTGGTGCGGATGGTCCAGCCGGTGCTGTCGAAACTGCGGAACTCTAGCCACGGGCCCAGAGTGACCGTGCCGGCCGAGGACGTGAGCCTGGCGGCGATCCCGTCGTTTCGCACTATCGCCCCCGCGGAGCTGGGGGATTCACGGTCCTCGGCGCAGATGCAGGCGCAGCCCTGGGTGAGGGAGGGGCTGCGTCCGGCGTACCCGACGGACATCATTCCTTCGTTCCCGTTGCCGTCGGCCACGAACGTCTGGTTGACGGAATAGACCTCGGCTAGGTCCCCGCGGAAGCCAGGTGCGGTGGTGGGGAAGTCTGCATCCTGCGTGGCCGACGGGGTGTAGCTGTCGACGTGGAAGTCGCAGTCGGCCCCGAAGTAGAAGTAGGCCATCCCGCGCAGGGCCGTGGCCGGAAAGTTCAGCCAATTCAGGTCAATCGAGTCGGTTCCCAGTGCGGTGGCCTCCGCCTCTCCGTCGATGGCCTGCCCCGTGGTGAGAGACATGTTGATGACGGTGGCGGTGTCGACTCGGTAGCCAGTATCGGTGGTGCCGGCGGTGTTGCCGTTCTCCCCGACGAAGGTGCAGCAGCGCTGACGCGTGCCGTCGTAGGCTCCCACGCTCCTCCGGGCGCCGGCCGTGATCGTCCCGACCGCCGTGGCGCCCGCGACGATGATCTTCACTCCCTTGGGGACCTTGCCGGGTCCTCCGGTGAGGGAGATCGTCTGAGCCGCGCCCGAGGTGTTGCAGACGAACGCCACGCTGCGGATGCCGAAGTCGCCTGCCATCGCGAGCCTACGCCCTCGGCGGGAGGCCGGCAAGGTACGCCGACAGGTCAGCGTACGCCGCCTGCTGCTCTGGGAGCAGGAACGGCGGGGAGACCGGCGTCGTCTCGAGCGGGTCCGCCAGCAGGTCGTACAGCAGTTCTTGGTGAGACTGCTCGAAGTCCAGCACGCGCAGCTTCCACCGCGCGTCCCGGGCCATCAGGTCGCTGCCGGCCGCGCCGGGGCTCCCTGTGTCGTAGCGCTCGCAGGCGAGCCTGGCGCGGGAGAACATCGGGGCGGTGTCCAGGCCGGCACCGGAGGGGGGTATCGCGGCCTCTGCGAGGGAGGCGACGTTAGAGTAGACGTCGACGCAGGAGAACAGGTCGGCGGACTCCGTGCCGACCGGCACGCCCGGCCCGGCGGCTACCGCCGGGACGTTCACGCCGGCGCGAGTGGTAGTGCCCTTGCCGGCCCCGGGGGTCCCGTTGTCGGACACGAGGATCACCACGGCGCCGGGGGCCGCGGCTCTAATCTCGCCCAGCGCGACGTCCACCGACTCGACCATGGCGAGGCGGCGCTGCTCCTGGGTCGGCAGGGGGCCGAGCGCGGTGTAGCGCCAGGAAGCGGGAGGGGAGTGGAAGGGCGCGTGCGCGGCCGAGAGCGCGACTGTCAGCAAGTAGGGCGCCTGGGCGGAGCCGACGTACTCGACGGCCGCCTGCACCTGCGCCTCGGTGGCGTACTGGGTGGTGTGGGTCGAGACGCCGTCGTCGATCCGGTCCCACGAGGAGTAGCTGCTCCCGGAGACGAGGTTTCCGAGGCAGCCGGCGAGCCAGCGGTCGTAGCCGCCGACGAGGATCGCGCCCAGCTCTGGGCGGTCGAACGAGGGGGACATCCCGGCGGCGCCCAGGTGCCACTTGCCTACCAGGGCCGTGGAGTAGCCGCGCGCCTTCAGCAGCCGGGGGAGCGTCGGCAGGTCTCTGGGAAGCCCCACGACATCGGAGCCTACCTCCTCGCCGATCCCCAGCCTACGGGGCAGGAGTCCCGTGAGCATGGCCACCCGCGACGGGGAGCAGCTCGGCATGGAGTGGTAGCTGAGCAGCGTCAGGCCCGCGGCGCGCATCTCGGCGATGCGAGGCGTCTGCGCGAGCTGTATATCGCTCCAGCCCACGTCGTCCACCACGACGAGGATGATGCTCGGAGGCATCTGGTACAGACCTACAAGCGGAAGATCTTGTTCGCGCCGTTGTCCCAGGAGACGGTGATGTCGCCTCCGTTCGGGGTGACGGGCAGGTTCGTCGCCGTGTCGATGTAGGCGATCAGGCGCGAGGTGGATTCGGTGCCGGTATGCTTGTAAATCACAAGGGCCTCGCTCACGTCTCCGGTGACGGCGACGAAGGTCGCGTCGGAGGCGTCGAATACCCGACCTGTGACCGACTCGCCTGTCAGGGCGACGATGGCGACCCGTGCCGCCGCGGGCACGTCATCGAGGAAATCGTGCGTGGCGAGGTTGACCGTGTAGTCGGCCGTATCCACCAGGATCACGCGGATGTCGTCGGGCAGGTCGAAGTCGACCTGGGTAGCGGCCTGCGTCAGGATGTTGTTGACGAATGTGTCGTAGAGGGCGTTCGCTATGGGGCTATCAGTCCTCGGCGACTGAGCGCCGGAAGCGGGGGATCAGGGTGTCTCCCGGCAGCGGGATGCTGTCGGGATCCTCGGGCGTGCCGTCGAAGGTCAGCACGCTCCGCGTGTCGCCGGGGGACTCGTCGCCGTCGCGCTCGAGCTCCTGCATGGCCTGCTCTATCTCCTCGAGCAGCCGGGCGATCTCGCGCTCTCGGTCGGAGCGCGGGCGCTCGCGGAACGGAGCCTCCTCGTTCCACCGGCGGTTGAGGTCTCCGGAGGCGTCCATGAAGGCGTTCGGCAGCTCCCGCAGGAGGACCACTCGTACCAGCTTCACCTCCGTCAGGCTGGCCAGGGAGCGCAGAACCTCGTCGTCGGAGTCGGGCGACGCGACCTCGGCGATGTCCAGCAGGCGCTGCACCGCCGGGCGCCCGAGGCGCCGGTAGAAGGAGAGCCTCGCCGAGGAGATGGCCTCGTCTACGATCGCCAGGGTGTCCTCGGAGCTGTCCGGGACGCTCGTGAGGCGCAGCCTGGACCTGATCCAGGCGTCGTCCTGTGCGAAGAGGGACATCAGCCCTCGGGCGCCTGGAGGTCCTTGGAGGAGGCGACCCGGGCGGCCCCTCGGCGGGCCGCGCGCAGCGCGCCCTTGCTGAGGCGGTTGCGGTCCCTGGACCGAGCCGAGGGCGGCGCCAGCGCGGGCTCGTAGTCGCCCGTCAGGAGCTGCACCAGGGCGGCCTCGGAGAGCCCGGAGACGTCCATCTCGGGGTCACCATCCAGAGCCATGACGAGAAGCTCGTCGCGGCTTCTGCCGGCCAGGGAGGCGGGGTCGTGGCGCCAGCGACCGACCGGGCCGGGCAGGGGCTCGACGCCGGGGGGAGGCGGGGCCTCGGCGGGACCGAGGATGCCCGCGGAGATCAGCCGCTCCACGTCCGCGGGCGGCAGGGCACCCTCGGGCACGAGCTGGCCCAGGCGCACCAGGACGCGGCGCGGGCCGCTCCCGGGGAGCTTCACGGTTCCGACCTTGACGACTAGATTCATTGGACAGCCTCCACTGCGCCGACGGCCGAGACCCCGCTTGCGTCGAGGCCCCGGCCGTCGGGCTTCCGGTCCGAGGAGACTAGACGACCTTCATCGAGACGTGCGTGTCGGGGCGACGGTTGCACGGGATCGGGTTGGACTCGATCAGGCTCATCATGGCGGAGGGGTCCTCCACCTCCCACGTCTTGGAGAAGCGCTTCGACTCCAGCACGCGGCCAGCGCCGATCGCCTTCATGTCGCGGATGCCGCCGAAGTACATGACGCGCTCGGCCTCGGGGGAGGCCCAGACGAACTCGGCATAATCAGGGCGGACGAGGTCGACCAGCTCGCCCTGGGGGAAGGCGACGGTCTTCGGCATGCGGAGCTGGCGGCCGTACGACCACACGCGGACCTGGTGGTCGTACATGCCGAGGAACAGAGCGCCGTCGTCGCGGTTGACTGTCGTCAGATCGACCTGCCCCTGGCGGACGTTCTCGCCGCGGTACTCGAACTTGGCTCGCACGTTCGCGTTCGACAGGAACGCCGCGCGGGCGTTGCGGCCTAGGATGGCGTCCGTGGCGCGGCCCTCGGAGAAGTCGTTGATGAGCTCGCTCGCGACGAGGAAGTCGTCGGACGGCTGCCCGGTCGAGGCGGACCAGAGGTCGGCGCCGGCGAGGATGACCACCAGGGAGGGGTCGCGTCCGAAGTCGACCTCGAAGGAGACTCCGTCCTCGGCCACATAGGAGATGACGCCCGTGAGGGCCTGGCTCGACAGCCACTCCTCCGCGTTCGCGACCTTCCGCAGCATGCCGGACATCTCGCGGGCGAGGTATGCCCGCATCTGGCGATTCATGTCGCTCGCGTCCACGTGGATGCCGAATCCAGCGCGGCGCTTGTCGAGCAGGTCGGAGGGAGAGAGGGGCCGCTTGATGCGGATGTGGGCCGGCTTGACGATTCGGAAGTCCTCGCTGTCCCCGTCGACCATGATGGCTGCCCCGTCACGCTTCACGAAGGGGGCCATGCTGCGGCCGTCGCGGATCGTGGAGAGCTCGATGTCGACCGTCGGCTTAGTCTCCTCACTACCGTAGAGCAGGTTCTTGAGGAACGAGAGGGGGGACCGGACCTCGTTGACCGCGGCGGTCAGGGAGGCGGGGGAGAGGATGTCTGCGCTTGAGGGCATGGGGGTGGGGCGGTCGGCCTAGTGGAAGTTCGGGAGGCCCTGGACGTCGATGCCCTTCTCGCGGAGCGAGGAGCTCAGGAGTGCCTCGTTCAGGTCGGCGCGGGACTCGCCGGAGGGAACGGGGACGTCGGCCGCGTGGATCACGCCGCGCAGGAAGACGTTGATAATCTGCTGACCGGCGGTGCTGACCGCATGGGGCGCGTCCGGGGACCACAGGAAGGCGTCGATGTCGGAGCCGTCGGCGGCGTCCGATCCGCCCTGCGTGGGCGTGGCCAGGACGTGGTCGTTGCCCGTGATGCCCGTGAAGTCGCCGGTGATGTCGACGTTCTGGCCGGCGAAGGAGCCGCCCCAGGTCAGGGTCAGGACGTAGGAGGCGTCGCCCAGGTCTCCGGCCGCCCCGCTGGCGACTACGTCGCCGGGAGCGACGTTGGAGAGTGCCTCCAGCGCGGCTTGCACGATCGCGGGAGTGGCGTCGAAGACGATGGCGGCCGTGGTTAGGCCGTCCACGGTCAGCGTGAACGTGCCGCCGGTGCCGGGCGTCGCGTTCGAGGTGATCGTGTTCACCTCGTTCGACTGTCCGATCCAGACCTCGTACTCGTCGTCGGCGTCCTTGAAGTAGAGGGGCGTCAGGTGCTCCAGATCCGCGGCGGCGCCGAACTGGCCGAGGGTGCCGCGGATAATGCCGTCTTCGCGGGGGTAGGCGCGGAGGGTCGGGCGCTGATCGACGGCGGCGCCGAACAGGGACTCGGGGATGATTGCCATGGGGTCGTTCTGGGGTGGGGCTCGGGTACTAGTGGACGTTCCAGCCGGAGACGGCCTTCGACTCGCCAATAAAGGACTTGGCCAGCTCTAGGCCCTCGGCGATGTCCAGCTCGACCTGAGACTTCTCGATCGGGCTGCCGCCCGCGGCCGGGGCGTTGGACCTGCGCTGGGCCTTGAAGAGGCGAAGCTTCAGGTCGCGCACCTCCTGCGAGTCGCCCTTCTCGATGCCGGCATCCTTGTCGCTCGGCGCCGCGACCGCCAGGGCGGCGCGCCGCTCGGCGATCTCGTCGGCGGTCATCTTTCCCCCGGCGACGGCCTTGCGGAACTCGTAGGCCCGCACGGCCTTCTCGTACGTATCCAGCGCGGTCAGGTCGAGCGGGTCGCCAACGAACGCCGGGAACTCCTCGACCCTCGGCTCGGGCGTCGGCTCGGGCGTCTCCACCTTCTCCGGGGCGGGTCGCACCAGTTCGGTGACGGACTTCACGAGGACGGTCTGGAGGCCGGCGAGACCGGCGCTGAAGGCGTCCATGAGCTGCTTGAGCTGTTCGGGGGTCATCGTGTCTTCGGGTCGCGAGGATGACTTGGTGATGACCTGCTCCGGCACGCCCTCGCCGACGCCGAACAGGCTGACTCCGTCCCACTCGCCCCGAGCGCGGGAGGCGCGCAGGGCGGGATCGTCGATGTTGATCTGCACGGCCGCGGCGCCCGTCAGGTCGCCGGCGGGGGTGCCGTCGTAGTTGCGCCAGTCCGCGAAGCGGGGATCGCTCTTCTGGACCGTGAACGCCTCGGCCACGTACGCCTGCTCGCGGGAGAGGACCTTCCCGTCGTGCTCGATGTCCAGCTCCGCGCCGTTGCGCATGAGGCTATGGAGCATCTGTCGAACGACGCCCTCGTCGGCGACGTGCCGGTCCGCGTCCTCGCGCTCGGGCGCGTACATGACGGCTAGCAGGGTGCCCTCGTCCACGGCCTTCACCAGAGCGTCGAGCTGTAGGGTGCCGTCTGCCTTGTAGAGCGTGCACAGGCCGTTCTTCGCCTGGCGGCAGAGCGACAGGCGCCGGACCTCCGCCTTCTTGATACGGACCCGCCCGGCCTTGGAGAGGCGCAGAGGGAGGAGGCGCTGCCAGCGCTGTCCGAGGGAGAGCATCAGGGGCGAAAAGGAATCCCCGGAATACGGTCGCCGGGAAAGGGGCCTGCCCTGTATGCTACAACATCCTTCCCACTAGGCAAGAACTTTCCGGGAAACAATGACTGACCGAGAAGAAGAGGGCGTTCCCAGGGATAGCATCGTGGTCGCGAGGGAGGTCCCGCCAGACCCGTTCGACGGCGCCGACCAGAGGACCCTGCTGCACCTCCTGAAGGCGGTCCGGCCGACGGGCGGCACGAATGTAGGCACGGAGGTCGGCGCGAGGGCGCACCTGATCCACAAGGAGGCGTCGCGCCGGATGCGCGACCTGAACGCGACGCACGCGACCTGCCTGGACGCGAAGCGCTCGAGCTCCGTCGGGATGGGCCATCGCGACCAGGCGATCTATGAGGCCCTGGATCCACTCTGCCGCCACGGCTGGCAGGACGTGCTGGACTCGAGTGGGGAGGACATGACGGGGGAGGGCGAGGGCTTCATCGAGGTCGTGTGGACCCCGGAGCGCGCGAGGGTGCTGGCGATCAACCACCTCGACGGAGCGCAGGTCAACGTGGTCGTGGAGAGGCAGAACGACTCCGAGCAGGTTCACTACCAGGTGACCAGCAATATCGCCACCCGCGAGACGGTGGCGATGGCGGCGTGGGGTGACCTGCTGGACCTGAGGGCCCGCCACGAGGCGAGCGGAGGCACGGTCCGGAACGGCTCGATCGGGCGCAGCGACGGAGTGCTCGCCTCGCCGCTCGGCGGCAGGATCGTCGACTCGGAGGTGATCCACCTGCGCACGCCGACGCCCCGGGATCCCTACATGGGCTACCCTGACTGGGTGTCGGCCACGCCTTTCATCGAGCTCGTGCAGGCGATGGTTCGCCACGAGTTCGACTTCCACTTCAACCGGGGCGTGCCGGAGCTCCTGCTGACCCTCATCGGGGGCTCCATCTCGGAGCCGGACTGGGAGGCCATCAAGTCGATCTTTCGCGCGAGCCAGGGGCCGGGGAACAGCCGCAAGACCGCCGCGGTCAGGTTGACCGGCAGCCCGGAGGACGTGAAGGTCCAGGTCGACAAGCTGGGCGAGGAGGGCGCGCGAGACTACTTCGGGGAGAAGGTCGACACGATGGCGATGCTGATAGCCACGGCGCACGGGGTGCCCCCGATGCTCGCGAACATCCTCCTGCCCGGCAAGATCGGCGCCGCGAACGAGGGCCCGAACGCCCTGATGCTGTTCCAGAAGCGGAAGCTCGGGCAGATCCAGCGATCCGTGTCTGCCATTCTGGCCCGCACCCTGGGTTCTGGGGTGCCGCTGAACAATCCGGACGATCAATCCCGAACGCTGACGGCTGCGCACTTCTTGGGGACGAAGTACGTCGGGAAGCAGGTCGACCCGGACTCCCAGATGCCCATCTACCACGAGGTCGGGAACGGCTTCCGCACGGTTCTGGACGGCATGACGCTAGGCGCGCAGGACGCCCTGTCTAGGATGAAGGAGCCGATCGCGGGCTCCGGCCGGAATCCGGCGGACGGGCTGCTCGGCGGCGCGGACGACCGCAGGAGTGGAGACCCGAGGAGGAGCCGATGAGTCTCACCAGCGTCGATCTCGCCCGCGATCCTGACGGGCGCTGGCACATCCTGATCTGCGGTGGCGGGGGCCGATGGTGCTACGTGGTCCCGATCGAGTAACGTGGCGCTCTTCCCCGACGACGCGGTAGAGGAGATGCTGCGGCTCTACGGGGCCGAGGAGCTGGAGCGGGCCCGAGCCCTGATCGGCTCGAGCACGCTGCGAGCGGCGGTGACACTGATCGTCGAGGCCCAACTCGGGGCCGACGGGTCCGGCACGGCGCGGATCTTCGTCCCTCACTACTGGGCGGAGTTCTACCACGACGGGCGCGAGGGCTTCTCGGCGGAGTCGGGGCGCCTCCTGGTCTTCTTCGCGGACCCCGACGACGACCCCCGCCTGGAGGGCGGCTACCCGATCCGACAGGCTGACGTCCGGCGCCTGTCGCGAGAGGCTTTCTTCGCCGGCCTCGCCGAGAACGAGGCCCGGGCCGCGGCGGGGGCACCCCCGTTCATGTTCGTCCTGCGGTCCGTCGGGCCTGCAGGAGCACACCCCTTCTTCGACCAGCTCGCCGTCGGCGCGGCAGACCGGGCGGGCTTCTTTGCGGGACTCGCCGTCGACCAGCTCGTGCAGGATAACCTGGACGAGGAGGGCCCGGAGCGCGCTACGGCGTCGGTTCGACTCTGACGACCAGCGTTTCAAAGACGAACATCAGTCGCCTCTCGCCGCCAGGGCCTTCGAGAGCAGCGGCGCGCCGACACCTTCAAGCAGCCCGTGAACGTTCAAGCGCGGATCGCGGGGGTCCTGGATGGTACACGCCGAGTACCAGTTCAGCACGTCCACGCCGGCTGCCTCGGCTACGCGCCGGATACCCCTGTAGAGCTCGCCCATCCACTCCGTCCGCTGCGCCTCGATCGCCGCGCGGCGCCACGGGTGCCCATCCGCGAGCAGGGACTGTCCGGCCTCGTAGCAGGCGAAGTAGGGGACGCGGTGGCGCGCGAGGATCGCCGCGTGCTGGGCCAGGGGGCCCATCGGGTCTCGAGTGGGGTCGTTAATCCCGGTAGCGATCTCCTCCAGCCGCGCGAGGCAGCTCGCTCGGAGCTCGTCCTGCGTGGGGCACGAGCCGGTGGCCTCCCACTCCTCCTTGTGGGCCTTGAGGGGCGTCACGTAGAGCGCCGGGCCGGCCAAGTCGGGCGTCACGCCTAGACCCGCTAGCTCCGAGAGGAGCCTGTCCATGTGGGAAGGGACCGTCAGCTGCCCGCCGACGAACAGCCAGTACGGCCGCGCTCCCAGGAATCTCGGCTGGCCGAAGACCCGGTCGGCGACTCGCTTGAGGGTCTGGATCTCGCGGGCCGCGAACCTGTGCCAGGACCAGGCCACGACGTCCTCCGGGCGCCCAGGGTGGCCGTCCGGCTCGTGCAGCCAGCCATGCACCGGGAAGCCCGCATTCCAGATCTCGTTCACGTACTCTATGACCGGCGGCAGCTCGACGGAGTCGCGGATCGCTACTAGGTACTCCTCGAGGCGAGTCTCGTATTCCGCGACGCTAAGTTCGAACCGGGGCGGGGCGTTCCACCAGAGGTTGCAGTGGAGCAGGCGGGAAATCTTCGCCTGAATCTCCACGGCCATCTCCTCGCCCTGAATCAGGTCAGAGGGGAGAACGCGACCTCTTGACCAGTCGGGGCGACGGTCTCGTCTGGCCTGCCAGCCGAGGTCCAGAGTGCGGAAGACGCGAGGTCGGAGCGAGGCGAGGGCTTCGAGAGACGGGATGTGCAGGCGCGGGGCCTGCGGCGTAAACGGGAGCACGTCGAGCATGCGCAGCGCAGCCGAGGTAGGTCGCCTCGTCCAGCTCAGGGACCCGGCCCCGGAGGGCCCAAGGATGACCAGCCAGTCACGGTAGGCCCGAGCCGCGTCGGAGATCGGCAGGCCCTCGAGCAGCCGCACCCCGTGCCGACGCCCGTCCTCGACGGGCCACCCTTCAGAAAGTAGGCTGGCCTCGCCAATCGGCCTGCCGGCGTCGTCGAAGATCTCGAACCTCCGGGCGCGCGCGATCGGGCTGGCGAGCAGCGGCAGCGGGGAGGAGAAGCAGAAACTGGGATTCAGGCCGTAGTACGTGGTCATCGGCGCAGGTTCGGCTTTCTCTTCGTCAGATATAGGAGCGTGTCGGACACTACGCCGTGCTTGGCGTCCATGAACAGCAGGCGCTGGCACGGGTCCCCCGCGGCGGCGAGCTGCTCCTTCGCGAACTCGTTGTCGGACTCGGTCGTGCCGTTCGCGTAGAACCTACGATACCCGAGGGTCGCCATAGCGGGCGTGTGGAAGTGGCCGAAGAGCAGGTTGTCCCACTTCTCGTCGATTGCGTCGATCCAGCCCCACGCTTTCTTACCGGCCCCGTACCAAGGGAAGCCTGCGAAGCCGCCGCTGATTTGGTGGCCGTGCACCATCAGGTTCCCCCAGTCGAACACGCGATCCACCACGTAGAAGTCCTCGGGAGCGATGAACTCCAGTCTTGAGCGAAGTTCCTTCCTTGGGGCCTCCTTGGTCCCGAGCAGCGTAGCAAGCAGGACCTGGTAGGTCACGCGGTCCCAATTCGTGAGCGGGTTGGCCCGCGTGGACTTTGGCCCGTTGCGCCCGTGGTTGCCGGCCACGCAGAGGACCTTCACCCGCGGGAAGTGCTCGAGCGCGGTGAGGATCGCCCGCGAGAAGATCCGAGGGGCGTTCACGCACGCCTGGTCGAAGAGGGAAGAGTCGATCTCGTGCGCCTGATGCGGGAAGATGTCCTCCCCCTCGATCATGTCGCCTCCGAGGTAGACATGGATCTCGTCGACGCGCGCGATCTTGCGGCGCAGGTCGGCGATGTATGCGGCCTTCTGCACGGCTAGAAGCACTCGCTCCTCCGCGACTTGCGTGTCGTAGGACTTAGTGATCTTCCCGATCTGGGTGTCGGAGAGGTGCAGTATTGCAATCTCGTCGTAACGGCCCCGGCCGCGACGCGGCGTCGGCGGGACGCGCAGGACGGGTGGGCTCGCCGCGAGGGCGGACTGCACTGCCTCGACGATGGTCGCCTCCCGCGATTGGGTTTTTCGCAGCCTCCGCTCGAGCACGCGCACCTGGGAGCGGAGGTCCGCTACGGACTCGGCCTCGGCGTCCCTTGAAAGGAACTCCTTCAGGGCGGGATTCTTCTTGCTCATCGGGACTTGACCTTTATGGGCTTCCCGGTCGTTGGATCGACGCCGAGGCAGCGACTGGCGTGGTATCTGAGGGAGTTCAGGCACGGGGCGTTCGAGTAGGTTGCAAGGACGTACTCTGAGTGGAAGGCGTACAAAGTCTGGCGCGTCCCGCCAGCGGCGCGAGAGCGCAGGAACTCGCGCAGGTCCGAGGAAAGCTCCGGCATGGCGCAGCAGCGACACCGCTGCCCGGGACGAACGGGCTTCGTGCTAATGAACCTCTTTAGGGCGGATTTCATATCCTTATCCTACCTTCTGCCAAGCCCGTCCGGCGGCCTGTTCCCAGCACCATCGCGCGAGCAGGAGCGCATCGCCGACATGCTTCCATTCCATCAGGGAGATATTATCGAACTCTGCGGGCGGATTCTGAGGCACGGCGTATTCGCCCTTCCGGCTGCGACCGATAGGCGCCCTCTGGTTCTTCCACACCACCTCGTATCCCCAGCCAATCTCCTCGTACAGCCGCGCCTGCATCGCGTGCTTCTCGACCGAGCCCTTCCACTCAGAGGGCTTCGGCCAGTAGAGGCCGCAGCCGTTTAGGTACCGGAGAGCCACTCGCATGACGCACATCCCAGCGACGTTTCCGAGATGGATCAGGTCTAGAGGGCGCGCGTGGTACTTACCTCGGACCTGCCGGGTCTCCTGACCCTCGACGGCGCACCAGTCGGGGAACTCGTCCAGGTAGTAGTGGGTGCAGCCCTCGCCCATCACGCGGCCGAGCATCGGCCAGGGCTTCGAAAGCTCGTGCATCATCGACAGCAACGCGTCGGTGCCGGTGATCTTCTTGGGTACGCTCACGACGTGCGCCGTCACGGGTCCGAGGTCGTCCCACGAGGCGATCGCGAGGTCGTGCATGTCCGGGTCAATCCCGAGGCAGAGCATCAGACCCGCTCCCTCTGAAGTCGCCTTCCGTAAGCGCACCCCACGCCGTATGCGATCAGGACACCTAGCAACGGGTGAAGGTAGAGCCCCGCGTAGGCGGCCGAGATCAGGCCGATGCTGGCTAAAGAAGTCACGACTTCGGCTCCACGTCGGGGTGATCGTACACGTCATTTAACTCCTCCGGCAGGGACATCGCGTAGACCCGATGCAGGGTCTCCACCGCCGCGAGGCAGTTCCACGCTGCCTGTATGAGGTGGTCCTCGTCCGTCAGGCCCTGCGCGGCGCGGTGCAGGTGACGCACGGCGCTGTCAATGTAGCGGCTGATCGGCTGGCCCTTCTCCCAGTTGCGCTCGCCGTATTTCGCGGCGCCGAGCTCGAGCAGCACGGCCATGCGGCGAAGCGCCTCGGGCATGCCCCTGAAGAGGAGGTCGAAGCGCCCCTTGCCATGGCGGGAATCCCGCTTGGATCCGGTAGAGAACTCCTCGCGTCGACCGGAGTCTTTCAGGTGATATTCCAGGTCGTTGGGAGAATTCTCCAGGATCGGAGGTGGAATATAATTGCAATCTTCCCGAGGATCGAAATCATCCGGCTGCGCAGCGTGCTTAGGATCAGTGAACATTATTTCTCCTCGGGTTGCCACGGGATCAGACTGCCCGCCGAGTCGCGGACGGGCTCGGCGGACTTCGACCAGACGCGCGTGAGCAGCGGCTCCGTGCGCATCTGGACCCTCGGTAGGGCGACGCGCGCGGCGTCGATCATCAGGCGGCTCACCTCCATTGCCTGATCGTGCCAGAGGCTCTCATCGCGAGTCGTCTCGCCGACGACCTGGTCGTGAACGAACGCGATCGGCCGACAGCCGAGGAGTACCGAGCCCCGGCTAGGGTCGTGGCAGGCGCGGACCACGGCGTTGTTCCCAGTCTTGGCGGCCTCCGCCCCGGGAGACTGCATCGCCTTGCCGTTGGCGATCGAGGTGTAGGTACACCCGACGCGCACCGCGCCCATCGGCGTCTCGTAGCGGTACAGCTCGATCGACCGGCCGTCTGGCAGCCGGGCGTCGTTTCGGTAGTCGCGCTGCGACTCCACCCACTTGAAGTACTGGGGCATCTCCGGGTAGACGTCGCGCCACACCTCGCGCAGCTCGCGCGCCTTGGGTTCCGTCAGCGTCACCCCGTACTGCACTCGCGCCAGGATACACATCTTCTCAGGGCCGATGCCGCCAGGGAACCCGAGGCCGATCGGCTTCGCGAGGTCGCGTAGGTGCTTGTACGCCCTCTCAAGCGCGGGCTCGCCGCACCTCTTGAAGAGCAGGAAGATCCGGTAGCGCTCCTCGGCCTCCCCGGCCAGGGATTGCTGGATCTCCGCCTCGGCGCCCTCGAGCGCGCTGCGGATGGCAATCTCGGTCGCCAGGCCCGCATGCAGGTCCCACCCGGCGTTGTAGCGAGCCAGGTGCTCGGAGTGCCCGAACAGGTCGTGCGTGACCTGGCCGACGCAGGCTAGCTCGAGGCAGTGCAGGTCAACGTCGAAGAAGACCGTCCCGTCGCGCGGCCGGTAGCCGCGCCTAGGGTCTATCGACGCGTCCCTCGACCCGTCCTGGTTCCTCGGGGTCTCGATCGCCTTCGGCACGTTCTGGCCATTGGCAGCCGGGTAGAGTGCCGGCTTGCCCCTGGGGTTGCCCGAGGAGGACGTTCGTGTGGTCTCCTTAAGGGCATCGTACTTGAAGTGGACGACAGGGTTGCCCTCCAGGGTCGGCAGCTGGTTCGTCGCCATCTTGCGCAGCGATTTCCGTACGTGGTACTGCGCCATGATCGGGCAGGCGACCGCTAGGGCCTCTGTCTCTTCGTCGCCCAGCTGGATGTTCTCCTTCCGCGTCCCGTCCTTGAGAACGCGACCGGCGGTCAGGGTCGGGATGGCCCCCAGGCGACGGTATGCCTCGCCCGCGACTCTCTGCAGCTCAGCCTCGCATATGGACTCCTCTACCGGCGCCCGGAACTTGATCCCGAGCTCCTGGAGTCGCGCGACGTAGGGAGACCAGTCGAAACCCCCCGCGTGAGCCCCGTCGTATCCAGACGTGTCTGCTCCCATATCCCGCAGAAGCTCGGCCGCGCGGTCCAGGTCGCGCTTGTACGGCTCAGGGCCTGAGCCGCCGCGAAGGGCGCCGCTGGACAGGAGGAGGTCCCGGTTCGCGACCAGCACGCGGTCTACCTGCCGACGCATCTCGGCCACCGCGACCTGGTCGGTGGCCATGCCCCAGGAGGTCTCCAGGTACAGGCAGAACGACGACAGGAGCTGGAACTCCTCCGTCCTCGTGCTGGCGTGGGGGAACTCGCGCTTCCTGTCCTCCTGCGCCTCGTGCACCAGCAGTGTGCCTCGCGCGTCGGCCATCGCGTACTCGGCCGCCTCGGGGGGGAACTCGTCTGCCCGTAGGCCGTCCAGCATCCCGTAGTGGACTCGCCAGTGGTCCTCCTGGTCCTCCTTCTCCGCTGAGCGGTCGAGGCCCAGGTACTGGCGCTCCAGGTCAGCGAGGCCGTACTTGATCTCCATCGTGGAGCCGTCTGGCAGGTCGACCCTGTCGAGTCGGCCCGTGAGAGACAGGTTCAGCAGCCGCTCGCGCCAGAGGGTGTCGGTGCAGTTGCCGGAGTGCAGCGCCGCGAAGACGATCGGGATCAGCTCGGGCCAGGTGGAGCAGGCGCAGGCGTAGTCGTAACCGCCGTTGTGGGTGACGAGTCGGGCCTCGCCCGCGATCGCCTGCTCGAGCAGGTTGCGCAGCTGCACGAGGAGAGGGTCGCCCTGCGCGACCAGGCTCGACTGGAGATCGCCCCGGTCGATCCTCCAGGCGAACGAGGCGCAGACGATCCTCGGCGCGATCGCCGCTGGCGAGATAGCGTACGTCTCGCTGTCCCATGCGATGATCCTCACTCGGTCACCTCCGGCGGGAACGGGGTCCAGGTCGTATTAGTAGGCTGCCCAGCGATGCGCGCGCCGCAGAATGCACAGAAGCGCGTCACCATCTTCGGCAGCTTTGTCTCGAAGTCCTCGATGAACTCGCCCGCCTCTACGGGCACGGGCTCCGTATTGCGGGCACCCACGATCCCGATCAGGAAGTGTCGGCGCATTCTGCAGCAGTAGTCGGCCATGGAGAGATTGAAGGCTTGAAAGGCACCCGAGGGTCAGGATTTGAACCAGACTATTCACCTTGTACGGATGCGACGTTTCCATTACGTCCACCCCGGGGCTTGCGGTGAGTTCCACACCGCCGTGGCTTTGCAGGGGCCACTACCTGGAGGAGAGGGCGCTTGATCCCTCTATAGGCCATTAGGGAAAAAGCGCTTGATGCCTTCTTCTCCGATGATCTGCAAAATCTCCTCATCCGTCAGCGACGGCGACCAGGTGTAGACGCTGTAGTCGAACGGCTCGCCGTTCTTGTCCCGCGCCGACTTGCTCGCGCGCTGGAACGCCTTCACGCGGCACACGGTGCCGTTCATCACGGCCTGCCCATCCTGACTCGGGTCGAGCGTCCGCATGGTCTCGGCCTCTCCGACTTTCGAGTCCTCTACGTTCATCACGCCGGCGATGAAAGACTTGATGTTCCCGAGCCATTGCTTCTCGGTGATGCGCTTGTCCCCGAAGTTCACCGTCACGACCTCGCCCGCCTTGTGGGGTCCGTCGGAGACGGCCAGGATCGTCAGCGTGATCTTGAAGCAGTTGCCGGAGATGTCGGTCTTGAAGAGGTCGCACTTGTCGACCCGGGCGACGTAGTCACCCTCAGTCAGCTTGTTGGAGGCGAAGCCGCGAGTCGCGCCCTGCATACCTGCGAAAATTCCCATCGTCGTTCGTTTCCTTGTCTGGGTTTTCAGAAAGTGCCGCCCGGCTTCTTCTGTTGTCCGGATCACTCGCACGGTGTCGCGATTCCTGCCGGGCGGCACGTCGATCGTACCACCGCCTCACCGCGGAGGCAAGAGCGGCCCGAACTTCTCCTCGAGAGCCGCGCGCACCGCCGAGTCGAGCCGAGGCACGTCCGAGAAGCCGCGCTCCCGCAGGAAGTCGGGCGGGTAGACCCTCGGCAGCGGGTCGTACGAGGCGTAGATGGCCTTCTGGCGCGAGCCGGTCGATTGGTGGATGTAGAGGCTGTCTATCAGGCAGGCGCTCATGTTCTGGTGGTCGAACTCGGATGTGTTCACCGTGACCGGGACCAGCTCGTCGGCGGACTGGCCAAAGCGGTGCGTCCGCCCGAGCATCTGCTCCAGGGTGTCCGCCTTGCGCGGGAACTGGGCGATCACCTGGCGCTCGAAGCCGGCGTGGTCCCCCTCGCCCTGGAGGTTCTTGCCTTCGCAGTGGCCGCCGGTCGCCACCACGACTATCCGGCTCGCGTTCCTTGGGTCCAGCAGGCGCGCGCTCGAGCCCGGGCGAGTGGCGTCCGCGGGGCACCAGAGGGGCTCCTCGCCGAGCGCCTCCAGGGACTCCATCAACCAGCGACCTACCTCGTCGTGGTGGTACCAGACCAGCACCCCCGGCCTGGTCCCGTCCGCCAGGGCCTCGGCCCGCTCGGCCGCCGCCAGCGCGGCGACGTGCTCGACCTTCCATGGAGAGACCCGGACTGGCTCCGACATTCGCTCCGGCATCCCGTCGAACTCGAGGTCCTTCGCCGCGCGCCAGGCGGCGTACATCTCCGGGTAGGAGACGTTCTCCGACCCGTGGCGAGCCATGTCCGAGGCGACCAGGAAGGGCGTGTCGAGGCCAGGGCGCCCGCGGCGCTCCAGCCACAAACGCATGTGCTTATGGTACTCCTGCAGCGCCTCGTGGTGTACCTGCGCCTGCGCCAGGTACGACGCGGCCTCGTCCTCCGTCAGGCTGCGGCGCTCAGCGAGCTCGGCTACCTCGGGCCACCTCAGCCGGTAGAAGAAGCCGCTCGAGAGCGCGTACAAGTGTTGCCACTTGTGCATCCCGTGCTCGATCTCGTCGCCGCTCGGGCTGATCGAGAGCTCCTCGACCTGCCGGACGAGCCTCTCGACCTCGGGGAAGCCTGGGGCGTCCTCTGGGCGCTCCACCGGCACGTTCCGGACCAGGAGGCTCGTGCCGAGCTCGGCATCCCCGGACGAGACCACCCCGGGGGCGGAGTTCAGTCGCAGACGGAACGCGGCGCGGAACCCCGGCAGGCCGCGCGGAATCTTTTCCTCCGGGAATTCTGCGGCGGCCCACTCCAGAAGCGGCGCGATCGGGCCGGACTGCGACGAGCCTGGGTCCTCCCCCGCGCCGGCGTCCACTAGCGCCGCCCAAGCGTCGGCCAGGACCTGCTCGTGTGGCAGCGGGGAGTTCTCCCGCAGGGCGTGGTTCGCCAGGTGGTGGTAGTCGTGGATCGACTTCGACGTGATCGTGCCGGAGAGCGCCACCAGCCTCGGCGAGTTGCGGACTATAGCGCGCATCAGGCGCGCGGTCCGCGCGGCCTTGCGGTTCTTGACGCGGTGCGCCTCGTCCAGGATCAGCAGGTCTGGCGCGAGGGCCGCAAGGACCTCCTCGGCGTCGCGCGTGGACAGGTAGGAGTACGGCATGACGTAGCAGCCCGTCTTGCCGGACGACGCGGCCGACAGGCGCGCTCGTCGGTTCTTCCCGGCCAGCACCACGAACGGCACCCTGACTCCGAAGATCCTCCGCGAGGCCGGAATATTGGTCTGGAATAGCTGGCCGAGGATCGACGGAGGGACCACCAGCAACGAGCGCCGGGACTCCCCGCGGCGGAAGGCGCGGTCCGCGATGAGGATCGTCAAGAACGTCTTTCCCCTGCCGACGCCGATCGGGCCCAGAAGGCCGTCGTACAGGTCGAAGGCGAGGAGCCCCGCGGCCTGCTCTGGGTGCAGCCTGAAGCCGCGCTCGAAGTGTTCCGCCTGCACGACCTCACGCGAGACGGCCTCGACCTCCTCTGGCGTCGGCAGGCCGACCACGGGAAGACCAACGATGCGTGCTATCTCGAGCTGGTCGGCGGTATCTCTTCGCTTCGCCCTGGCGAAGGGGTCACTCACTTATTCCTGCGACGCCTGCGCCGACGAGAGAACCGTTCCAGGATGCTGAGAATCATGAACTCGCTGATCGGCGACTGCGTCTCCGGTCGATCGTCTCGAAGGACGTGCAGCGCGCGCCAGGACGGGGCGTCGAGCAGGTCGTGATGCATTACCTCCAGCACGAAGTCCCTCGGACCGCGACGGATCAGCCGCGAGTACTCGGAGAGCTGCAGCACCTTTCGCGGGATACTCACCGGATTCCCTTACGAGCATTGTAGTAGGAATCCAGTAGATCGAGCGCCTTGCGGAGAAGGGGACGCATGTCCTGCTTCCCCCAGAAGGTGACGGCGCTGGAGTCGTCGTCTCCAGGCCGGTGAACGAACGGCCCCTTGTGCTGAAGCCCTCCCACCGTCGCCGGCAGCTCAAGATAGAAGCGCAGCGCGGTGAATTCGTGGCAGTCGATCTCCTTCGAGATGATCTCGACGCGGTCGGTCATCTCCTCTGCGTAGACGTTGACCCTCATCGCAGACCCTCCACGACTGTCTCCGTGAACTGGCTCGAGGCCAGGGAGCTGACGAGCGAGTCCACGTCAGGGTCCCGGACCCCGGCGACGAGCAGGACCGTACGGCCGAGGGACTGAGCGATGTCGTCCGCACGCTGCTTGAGCCGATCGCGGCGCTTGAACGGGTCCAGTTCCCAGTAGGAGGCGGCGCCCATGTCTTTAGCGAGCTCCGCACCGAGGCGCGCGAGCAGCTCCTGAGCGAGGAGAGTAGGGCGGTCGACGCCCTTCAGCTGCGAGCAGCCGATCAGGATCGTCATGCCTGCAGGCTTGCGACCTCGTTTGCTACCCTCGACTTTGTCGAGTGCCGCGACTATCTCAGGGGAAGGGGCTTCGCACTCAGCGGCGGCCGCGTGCGCGGCGGACGGAATTATAGACACACTTCCTGTTGCGGTCGTTGGGCCTGAACTTGCCATCGTGTGAATGGCGAGTACCTGAACCGTGGCCTGCTCCGCGGTCTTAGCTCCGAGAACAATCGGACCGATACGACTAGACCAAGCCTCCGGCGCGCCGAGCGCGAACAGGTCAGCGACCTTCTCCGGTCGCGAAGCAGCCTCGAAGCCCGACTGGGCATCGCCAGAGATCAGGTACATCGACGAGGTCGGGCGCTTGGTGCGCTTCGCGAGCGCGTCACAGAGCGGGCACGGCCGGCCCTTGGAGTTGAAGCCCGTCCCGCGGCACGCCGTGCACTGCGGGTTCGCCCACGGCGGCGCGTTGGACGGCGGCGGGGGCGCGGCCGGTGCCGAGGGCGCGACGCCTCCATTGATGCCCGGAGCAGTTGGTTGGATCACTGCAATGGGGACTACCTGCTGCGGTTGGACCTGAGACGCGGGCCTGGAGCCACGCGCTCTCGCGAAGATGTTGTCGCTCATTTCCTTCTCGGCCCTCCGGGCCCCCGTGGTTACGTTTGGCCGCGCGACCGGCGCGGCGGCAAGCTGACGCTCTACCCTACCGCGGTGGCCCTCGACAGTCGAGCGCCTTCCGCATATCTCCCGGAACGGGCAGCCACCGTACTTCGAGCAGACGTCCGTACCATAGGGACCTGGCACGTCATCCCAGCGCTTGATCTCTCGGACGCGCAGCATCTCCGCCGTGCTCTCCTGGATCTCCGCCCAGCGTCCGGCCCACTCGTTTGTAGAGACGATCGCCTCTATGCAGCGCGGGCCTCGTCCGTCGTCGAACTTCGGGAACTGGTTGTGGCGCACCGAGACCGGGCCGTCCCAGTCATCCAGAATCGAGGTCGCCGCAGCGTAGGTCAGGAGCTGCCTGTCCCTACCTAGGTAGTTCGGACTGGCAGAGCCGGGCTGCTTGAGGAAGCGGACGGAGCCCTCTCCGAAAGTGTTGTGGAGCACCACCCCCGAGCCTATCCAGGCGTGCGTCTCGGGAACAGATAGATCGAAGACAGGACACGGCCCGGCAGGGGCGATGCTGCGGATCTTCACCCAGCGCACATCGTTCCGACCGGCACTTTTACGATGCCGCACACGAGCCTGGAGTTTTTGAAGGGCCGCCGCCTGAACCTCCCGCTTTCCAGGAATGGGCGGTAGCGCCTCCAGCAGCTTGGCCGCCTCTGTACCTGCAATTTGAAGACGCCAAGATTGGAAAACTTTGCCGTTCAAAGGGGTGCGCTGGGGGTACACATTACCGACAACCCCCAGTCGGTACGCGAGGTGGCGAATATCCCGAATGAGTCCCTCATTCGCCAGAGTAATTATCACTTCAAGGCGCTTCGGGTTGATGTGCCCATCGCAAGCGATGAACCGGCTCAAGAACAGCACGCACTGTGCGTTTGACAGCCGATAGTAGTTAGCAGGCAGCCGCTTATTCGTGGACTTGTGGCCCTCCTGCTGCAGCGCCTTGAGCACTGCGTTCAAGCCCAGCACGGTTCGGGTGTAGGCGCGCCCCGCCTCGGTCCGGGAACCGAGCCTGCCGCCCAGCTCCACAACCGCCTTTTCAAAATCCTCCCACACCTCTGACGACATATTCGTAAATGAAGCTGAGCACCTGCGCAGCTCCTGCGCTGAGCAGCCATCCGACATCATACAAGCCAGAAAGCGAACCTCTGCGTCACTAGGCGCGTGCTCCTCCGCCGGAGCTGGTAAGGATCGCGGAACTCCCACCCTGTCCGCCTGCGTCAAGTCCTGCACGGGCACCCAACCACGTTCGGTAAAAACCGGATGATCCCACGACAGCACCACACGCTCGCCGGACATGAGAAGCAGTTCGGCGCAATCCTTGGTGCCACTGGGTAGGACCGTGCCGGGCTTCCACATCAGAGTACCAGAGCCATCCATAGAAACCGTGATGGCCGGTCCCAGATCGTCAGCACGGCGTCGCCCGTGTTGCAGGTCGTAGAACTCGGTCCCGGCGGCCACGCACTTGTGGTCGTGGATCGCGGGCGGCGAGCCCGGTACGAACACATCGATGAACCCGACGAGCTCGACACCCTCAATTACAGGTAGGCGCACCTCCCGCTCCAGCATGCGTCCGTCGCCGCGCTGCACTATCCCGCGCTCCACGGCCTGCTCGACTAGACGCCGAATCAGCGCGGCCTCGTTCGGCGTGACGGTTTCCCTGCGACCCTTCTCCTCAACAGTCTCCCACCCGGATGGGTACACGTCGGCAGGGTCTCCAGGGCGCTGCAGGAGCAACGGGCTCTCGTCGCCGTGCACCTCCAGTCTATCGACCAGGCGGCAAGCCCGGGACTCTCCCACCGGCGGCACGCGACCATGGGCGTCCGCGCTCGCCCAGCGCTGCAGGCACTCGTGCAGGACCGCGCCGAATGTGAGGTACCCCCGCGGGACGCGCGGCAGGCGAGCGACCTTCTCTAGCCACCACTTGCGGCGGCAGTCATGGAACGTGTCGAGCTGGCTCGACGAGACGGTGAGAGGCTCGATCACCGAAATCTTTTGGGCTCTTTCCATACGAGCTCAGGTCGCTTTCGTAGCACTGAAGCATCTCGCGGCGTGAGAACATCGTGACGTCTTGGGTCCCGATCCAGTAAGTATGCCCACCGATCCTTTACTGACTCGATCTTGACATTCCAGCAGCCGTTCCCAGACGGCGGCGGACGCAGCCGATGCCACGTCGGGCACCAGATCCAGTTACTCGCCTTGTATAGAGCGCCGGTATGACCCACCGACGGATCGGAGTAGCTGATGACAGTAGAGGTCTTGCCTCGCAATGCACGTGCGACGCGACTCCACTGTGAAGAACCGGCGTTCTTCCCACCCACCAGGCACCAGCGAGAGAGTTCTAGCCAGTCCTTCGGTAAGTGTCGCGATGCCGGCCGGCTTAGCACAAGGGCCCCATCTTCGTCGAGCCAACAAAGGACCGCTCGCCGACACGGCCCTAAGTAATACTTAGCCTCCAGAAGAGGATTCACCTCAGCCACCTGACACCAGCTCATGCCGCTATCCTACCCCCACCATGGACCCGAGCCTCGGCGATCAGCCCCGAGCCGTCGTCGCGAATCCGCAGCAGTCCCTCAATCCGGCCGCACTCCATCCCGTAGCGGAAGCACTCCTCGAGCAGCATGGCTAGATCCAGCTCGATCCATCGGCCCTTCTTCGGGGCGCCGGGCGGCTGCTTCACGGGCACGTACTCCTCCGGGTTCAGGGAGTCAGAGCTGAACCGGCGTAGCACCTGTCCGACCTGCGGCATGGTCACGTTCCGGCCGAGGCTCTGCAGCTCCATGTAGTCCGTGACGCACGAGACCGTCACCCACGCGCGGCAAGCGCGCGACCTCTCTAGCCACCACTTGCGGCGGCAGTCATGGAACGTATCGAGCTGGCTCGACGAGACGGTGAGAGGCTCCACTCAACCCGCCTCGGCGCGCGAACGCCGGTCCTGGTCGAACGCCTCAGTGATCGCCCCCAGTACGTTCTCCAGCGTCTCCTCCCCTATCAGGTACAGTCGGAAGTTTCCGAGCGACAGAATCACCGTAGGGCCGGAGATCCCCGCGAGCGCAAGGCCCATCCCGTCGGATTCGTGGATCGTCAAGTCCTCGTTGCTCACCCTCGCGCTGATCCAGCGGACGCCCACGCCGAACCCTACCGCATCCTGACGGCCTGGGCTGCGACCCTAGCCTCCGCCGTCGCTCCCGCTCCGCCGTCCCTCACGCGCAGCAGGGACTCCACCCGCGAGCTAGCCATGCCGTAGCGCAAGCACTCCTCCAGGATAGCCGCGAGGTCCAGCTCGATCCATCGGCCCTTTTTCGGGGCGCCGGGAGGTTGCTTTACGGGAACGTACTCCTCCGGGTTCAGGGGGTCAGAGCTGAACCGGCGTAGCACCTGTCCGACCTGCGGCATGGTCACGTTCCGGCCGAGGCTCTGCAGCTCCATGTAGTCCGTGACGCACGAGACCGTCACCCACGCGCGGCCCTCCTGGAGGTGCAGGCCGTCGCGGGCCGCCTGGGAATCCAGCATGCGGGCGAGAGAGCGCAGCACCGCCTGGGAGGCGTCCGACCGGAGGCAGAGGTCGCGCACGAGCTCCGTACGCGTCTCGCCCTCCACCAGGAAGCGGCCCGACGACGACCGGCTGGGCGTGCGGTGCTCATGAAGGAAGGCGACGTGGTTCGCGATCACGTAGCGGCTCGGGCCGTCCCCCGCCACCCAGCCCCGCGTGTGCGCGTAGTTCCCTTTAGAGTCCAGGAGCCGCCTGGCATCCGGCCCGACGTGGATCGACAGCAGCCGAACCTCGATCGCCCGCACGTCCTCCTCAGTCAGGTCGCGCGCTCCGACGATGGCGCGCATGATGTCCCGGTCGTTCGACGCGAACACCATCCGCGGGTAGAGGTCCGCGACGATGATGTCCCGCATCTTCCCCTCGATCTGCAGCGTCCCGCCGGCCACTAGAGAGCGGAACACCTGGTCCGCGGTGGAGCCCAGGCCGCGGATCTGCGGCACGCCCTCGTCGCACCAGATCACGGGGCTTCTCAGGAGCCCGACGTTGAAGCGATCCATCGCCCGGCCATCGTTCGGCGACTCCTTCTCGAAGCACTCCGAGAGCCCCTGGCAGAGCAGGGCCTTCCCGGAGCCAGAAGAGCCGTGGAGGTTCAGCGCGCAGATCGGTGAGGCAGTAGACAGGGAGTGCGACAGCCAGTCCACGCCGGCGCCGTAGGACTCCCCGAACAGGGCGCGCAGCCACTCGTCCACGTCGGCCGAGAACGCCGGTCGCACGCGAGGGTTGAGCCTGTGGATCGGCACCCGCAGGATCCTCTCCCCGTCGGGCCCGTCGACTCTCGCGATCCGCTCGCGCGCGCTGCAGCGCACCTGCACCACCGGCACGGCGTGCTCTGAAAGCACGTCCTGGGCAGAGCGGAACACTAGCTTCTGCCCCCGCAGGTGCCGGGTGGGGATGGCGTCCTCCATCCCGAGCTCCCGGATCATCGGGATCAGCATGGAGTCCCCGACGGCCGAGAGGTTGTACGAGCCGTCCCGGCGCATGACGTAGTGGTGGGTTCCGTCGGAGGCGATCATGCGGGTAGAGACCCACGCCTCGGCCCCCGCGGCGTCGCCGGGCACCTCCTCCGGGGCGGCGACCCTCACGGCTGCGGCGATCTCCAGCCTAGCCTCCCGCCCGGTCTCCTCCGAGCGGTCGCGCGCCGCGCGCTCGTCAGTTAGCCGGGCCTCCTCAACGCCCCACATCCGGGCGACCATGTCCCAGCCGATCTCCTCCCAGTCACGACGATCAATGTCCGAGACGGAGAGCTGCTCGAGCGCTGGCCGCAGCAGGGCGAAGCAACCCTCCGGGGTCGCGGAGTCCAGGTGCGCGAGCATCGAGACGACTTGCCCGACGTAGTAGAGCGTCGCGTTATTCCATCCGTCCTCGAGCCGTGCTGGGTCGAGCGGCGCATCCTCGAAGGCAACGGCGAAGGACTCTCGCCCCCTCAGCCAACGGCGCGCCTCGCGCGAGAAATCGGTCATCACGGGGCGCCCGGCCCTACCGAGCTCCTGCAGCTCCGCCCGGCAGGCGGCTTCGTCGGGCATGCCGCCGCGATAAGGCGCAGCCGAGGCGCTTGGCGCCGAGTCATGCCTCGGAACCTGGTGGGCCATGGAGGTGGGGTCCAGCTCCGGCCCCCCGTCCACCAGGTAGAAGCGCTCGTCCAGCCAAAACGGCTGGCCGGAGTCCGAGCGCACCGTGCGGGGAAGGCGGAAGACCCGCGTCCAGTCCACGCACGAGGCGGCCCCCGGCAGGCCGCCGGGGACGGCCGCGGCCCAGGCGTCGACCAGGCCGCGGGCGAGTCCTTCCGCCTCCAGGCGGTCCACCGGCGCGACCAGAACGTACACCAGTCGGGAACCGTGGAGCGTCGAGTACCAGGACGTCGGCTGAAGGTCCGGCGGGATGGACGCCAGCCAGGCCAGCGGCTCGTCTGGGTCGGACCACTCCCGGTGCCCTGACAGGTCATGATCGAGGCAGACGATCGAGCAGGCAATCCGGCCACCGATCTTGGCGAGCTGATGCCCGATCGGAGCGCCGGCCTTATTCGCGCGGGCGAATACCAGCTGCCCGGTCTCGTCCTCCAGCCGGTACTGGAGCAGGTGCGCGTCCTCCGCCCACTCCCGCGCTAGCGCCGCCGAGAGCGGCATGCGCTCGTCGCATAGGAACCGGCATCCGGTCAGGGGGTCGGACAGCTCCTCCAAGGTCCGCGCGCCGGGGTGGGCGTCGCGCCGAAGGATCACGCCGATCTCGGGGTCTGTCACTACCCCAGTCTACGCGAGCCCGAGAACCTTGGCGCGCATATGGAACTCTTGCTCCACATAGAGGGGGTTCCTAAAGCGCACGGACAGGCCAGAGTAGCCCCAACCGGCTGCGGCTCGCACCCACTTAGGCACCGGCCGTAGTAGTTCCGCGGCCTCCTTGTGCAGGACAACGTCGTCGTACGGCTTCACGAGGTTCTTGTATATCGCCTCGTGCACGGCAGGCAGCATTGCTGCCCGAAGGGCGGCGGCGATCGAGCGCTCTAACGCAACCAGCTCCGGGCAGGCCCACTTCATGGGCGTCGGCACGTCTCCAACGTACGCCTCGTGCGCGTCATGCAACAGGCCCGCCGCCTGCTCCTCTGGGGACAATCCGTCCTGTTTCATCATCTCAGAGACCATGATGGAGTGCTGCGCTACGGAGTAGAAGAAGCGCGTGTGCCCGCAGAAGCGAGTAATGAGGGACAGCGAGTGGGATATGTCTCCCATCACGAAGGGACCAGGGTGGTCGTAGTAGAAACGCGCGCCAGTGAAAGTCGTAATGTAGCCGTGCGATCTCAAATCGATGTGATCGTCCCCAGAGTCAGTCCCAGCGTCCACTAAGTTAGTCATTGTTCGCGTCCCTCGTTGCAGTCCTCATCATTCAGGTCCGCCAGCCCCTCGTGCGCGCGGCGCAGGGACTCGCACTCGCGGCAGTAGTCGCAACCCCTGATGGCGAAGCTCGAGCACGAGCCCAGCTCCGGCCAGCCGTCGCAAGCACGCCTGGTATCGTACCTGATCCTAGCCTCGCCGCGCCAGAACTTGTCGCGGTGCTCGCGACCGTCGTAGCCGAGGTAAGTCACGGTCCCTACAGGCCCCTTGAGTCCTCGGGCTGCTCCGCAGGCGCGACCAGCTCGCGATCGGAGGTGAGCATCGGCACGATCGACGGATTCAGCACTTGTGTGTCAATTAGGGCGTCGCCCTGACAAATCTCGTTCACGGTCGCCTTCCCGTGCTGCTCGTACGAGTGCCCGATGCAGGCGAACAGGGGGTGCAGCACGGCCGCTTCCGGCTCGAGCCCGAGCAGGTACTTGAAGACCGCCAGAGCACGCTCTCGCGGTCCGATGTTAGGAGCTGGACTATCCGGCTGGGGGTAGCTTCGTATGATCCTCATGTCCAGAGCCTAGCCTACCTGCCGCCTGGAGGTCGTCCGCGTCCCCGAAACGAGTCCCGCAGCGCTGCCCGGGCGCCAGTGAAGGCGCCCGGGACCAGATCCGCCATCAGAGCCCACGCCGCTCCGGCCAGCGCTGCAGCAAACATGAGCACCAGCGCCCCGACCAGCACGGGGAGACCCAGGACCAGGGCTGCCCAACGCCTCACGCGTCCGCCTCGTCCTGGTCGCGCTCATGCCTCTTGGCGCGCTCCGTCATCAGGTGCCACCAGCATGCTGCTGCCCACCAGCAGGTTGGATCCTGATACAAAAGGCTCCAGACACCTACGAGCCCTAGACAGAGCATTTCTGCAGCGCGCATCAGAACGACCATCGCAGACCTCCTACCACGGACAGCCCGCCTAGCTCCACGTCCAGGTCGTCCACCTCGGCCGCCGGGCCGTCCACGTACATCGTACGCACGAAGAAGGGGCCGCGAGAGGCCGTCGCCGCCGCATATGCCCCGAGGCCGGACTCGTCCAGGTCCCGAGTCACTCCGCCCGCGCTCGCCTCCCCGCTCACCACGGTGAGGCAGGCGCCGAGTCCCAAGCTCCAGTCCAGCCCGAGCGCTCGGCTCGTCCTGAGCCGCAGTCCCAGGCCGGCCCGGACCACGTCCGCATCGAGATCGAACAGCCCGAGCTCCCCGGCGTCCGCCTCACCCGAGGCCCGGCCGAGCTCGAGAAACCACTCCCCCGCGGCGCTGGTGAGCGAGTCCGGCTCGGAGATCGAGCCCGACACCCCGACCAGGCCGAACGGGCCGACGTCCGCGACGTCCTCGTGCCCTCGGCCGGAAGGCTGGCCCGCGCCGACATACGCCTCGAGCGTTCCCGCGGAGGGTCTGGTGACGGGCGGCATGCTGCTACAGCCCGTGGCCAGGAGCAGGAGCGCGAACAGCGACAAGCCGACCAACGCGGCGGTCCCCAGCCTCTGCATCAGCGCCCGGCTGGCCAGCGAGCGCTCGGCGCGCGCCGTCTCGTCCCCAGTCGCGGTCCGCCGGGCGTACTCGAGCTCTCGCTCCCGAGCGAGCACGGCCTCGGCCCGATCGGCCACCTCCGCATAGAGGGCGGCGTCCGCGACGCGGCCCGCGCGCATGGCGTTCTCCTCCCTGGCGCGGCACTCTCGAGCCACGTCCTCCATTCCGCGCGCCCGTCGCGCAGTCGGCGCCTCTTCGCTCGTCCTAGACAGTAATCTTAGCTTTCGATCGTCCACGTTGTCAGTCCTTTCGGTATCTGGTTTCGGAACAGGAATTCATCCGCTCACCCTCCCAGGAAGCCGCTCGAGGCGCACCGCTCGCGAGCCGGCGACGATGGACTCGGCCCTCTCGACGGCCTCGTCCGGGTCCCTGGCGCGTACCAGGCGCGTCGCGGAATAGGTGAAGCCTCCATTTTCCAGTGCGTCCAGGCGCACGGATAGCGTCACCAGGAAGAGACCGAACGGTCGCATTATGTATTCGGCGCTCACGGGGTGGAGCCCCCTATAGCCGCCCGCGCGAATGCTGCAGCCGCGGCGCGCTGATAGGCCAGGGCGACGGCTTCGGCAGCGCGCTGGTACTCATCGGCGCTTAGGTACTCGTCCCAGGCGAGGAGCTTCGGCACGTCGAACTGGGCCATGGTGATGCGCATGGCGCGCCAGTATTCGGCCCGGGCGGGGGCGGGGAGCAGGTTCTCCGCCGCCCAATCCCAGTCGAACAGGTCAGCGACGGAGAGGCAGAGAACTTCCGTCACGTCGACGCCGTCGCCGAACCGGGCTACGAACAGCTCGACCTGGTCGGCGCAGGCGCCGGCGGCGCGAAGGGCGGAGAGAAGGATCCTCACGGGCGCACCTCTGTCAAACTGAGAGCTGCCCGAGCAAAAGATACTGCCGCGGCGCGATCGTACTCGGCCCGGGCGGGGGCCAAGGCGCGATCGGCGCGATCGTACTCGGTCCAGGCGGGGGCCAAGGCGCGTTCGTACTCGGCCCGGGCGGGGGCCACGGTGCGCTCGTACTCGGCCAGGGCAGGGGCCAAAGCGCGATCGTACTCGGCCCGGGCGGGGGCCACGGTGCGCTCGTACTCGGCCAGGGCGGGGGCCACGGTGCGCTCGTACTCGGCCAGGGCAGGGGCCAAGGCGCGACGGTACTCGACCCGGGCGAGGGCGGGGAGCAGGTACCCCGCCGCCCAATTCCAGTCGAACAGGTCGGCCACGGAGAGGCAGAGAGCCTCCGTAACGTCGACGCC